GGAATCTTTAAGCTTACTTAATCACTCAAAAGTTTCAGATGTTATATATATGCGTTCAGCGGTAGAAAGCTCAGACTCTCGTCTTGGATTTCTTCCCGGAGACGCTGATGAAAAGCTTCATTACTATAATTTGCCTTTTATGGACAAATTAGACGAATTACTTAGCGAAGAGACAGTTAAAAAACTTCAAAAAGAAAAAAGAGTATCTATCCATCCAGTTAACTTTGCGCGAGGAATGAGCTGGAACGGAAAAGCTATATTGATGGACGAGGCCCAAAACAGCTCTTTTAGGGAAATAGTAACTGTTCTTACTAGAATCGGTAAGTATTCAAGATGCATTATTATGGCAGATCCCATGCAAACCGATTTGAAAAATGGAAATCGGGGAGGGTTCGTCAAGCTTTATGATATTTTTAACAATAAAGAGAGCAGAGATATGGGTATTCACACTTTCGAATTTAGTGAAGAAGATATTGTTCGGTCAGAATTGACCAAGTTTATTGTTTCAAAATTGGCAGAATGCGATACTATTTAATTTGCTTATTTATTAATCCAGCGAGGACAGAAGAGAATTTTCGGACTTCTCTTTCTGGCTTGTCCCAAAAAAACGCATGAGTGACTTCTTCTATTAAAGTGCTCATTTTTCTACGCTTTTTAAGTTTGGGATCTACTAGGATTTTAGGATTATCATGTTCAGGAGAATAACATAAGCCATCGGCATTATAGGTGTGGTGAGGTTTTCTCCATATCAATTCGTATTCGATTCCGTCCGAGTTTTTGAATTTGACGTTTTCCATATCCATATAGGTTATACACTTTTTTTGAAAAAACTACAATTTTAGGTAATATATAAGGTGTAATAGTCAACTATGAAGGTTTATTGTACAAATTGCGGGTCGGGAACTGAATACTCCTTGAAGAAGCCACAGTTTTGCTCTTCTTGCGGGGATTCTTTTTCCCAGCTTAGTGCCAGTTCTCCACGACGGGTATTTAAGGCGGCTCCTGCTCCAGTAAGCGCTCCAGAGATAGATGACGAAGAGGAATACGAAGAAGAATATGTCCCTTCCCTTAATGGTTTACAGTTTGAGTTAGACGCTTCTAAAACTTTTAGTAGTGTTCCACTTGATCAACTTGCGGGAACCAATGATGGAGAGAGGGATACTTATAGGCGGGAAGTGGATCCATCTTACTCTAAAGAGTCTGTTGTTAATGACCTACAGAGAGAAGCCGGATCATCTAGACGATCCGATGCCCAGACCTAAAAAACCTAAATTTGAAGACTTCATAGAACAGATAGATGCAGAAATAAAAAAAAGAAGGTCTAAATGGAACCTTACTGCACTTTCTTGGATGGATTTTGATGACGTTTCTCAAATACTTAGAATTCACATTTTTAAAAAATGGCATCTTTACGACACTAAAAAGCCTTTAAACCCATGGATAAATCGAATTATATCCAATCAGATAAAAAATCTAATTCGCAACAATTACGGAAACTACTGTCGGCCATGTCTTAAGTGCGCAGCAGCAGAAGCGGGGGATTTATGTTACATTTACGGGAAACAATCCGAAGCATGTCCTCTTTATGCAAATTGGACTAGAACAAAAAAACAAGCTTATGACGCCAAACTTCCCGTCTCTATTAACGAGCATTCCAACGAATTGAACAGCGCCGAATATACAGGAGTTGATATAATATCTTTAATGAGGAAAATTAACAACAAAATGAAAGAGATCCTCAAGCCCTCTGAATGGAAAATTTACAAAGCTTTATACATAGACAATATGTCCGAAGAGGACGCAGCGTCCTTAATGGGGTATAAGACTAATGAAAAAAACCGAGTTCCGGGTTATAAACAAATTAAAAATGTTAAAAAATCCATAATTCAAAAAGTTAAAAAAATGTTAAAGGAAGGGGAAATTGAGATAATATGAGCTCCAAAAATATAGAACTTAATGAGGACCAGCAACTGGCTATTCTTAAAGAATGGAATAGTCGTCCAGAGGATCCACCTTACATCTCTGAATTAATTGAACTTGTTTTCTCAGACGTCCCAGAGAAGCAAAGAGACGGAAGATCCAAATATGGAAGAGCTGTTAAAAAGTTTTTAGCCGAGAAAAGTTTAGAAGCGAAAGTTTCTCATAAATATTACCCTAAAGAAAAGGTAGAATTAACGGATGAACAAAAAGAATTCATTTCCAATAATTGTAGCGCTATGAAACCTATGGAGATGACTCGTTTAATTTTTGATGACTCTAAAATATCTCCCTTAGATCACCGTTATAAAGCAACTGTTGATTTCCTTAATTCAGTGCCGAACAAAGTTAAATACGCAGACAGCAACGAAGAAGTTCCTGTAGAAGGAGGGTATTCTCCACCCAAGTCCGAAGCTCGAGCTTTAGTCCGCGTAAACAAATATGTTCATAATGGGATTGATAAAGATAAGGTAACGACAAAAATCAAAAGACATCTTTCCACGTTGATTGGGTATATGCATACTTTTCGTTTTCTTCATCAGATAAGTACTTATGCATTAGAAACTGACAGGGAGCTTTTTGAGAGTAGCTTTGTTAGATATACATGGGACAAGTCTGACTTAACGCAAGAGGAAGTTGACCAGTACATAGTGTTGTCAGCGGAAGTAGTTATAGCCTCTAATATTCAACGAAGGGTAGAAAGGCTTCAAGCTTTGCTAGATCAAAATGCAGAAGACACGGAGGGTAGAAGAATGGCAATGAGTTTGGTGGAAGCCATCAACACTGCTCAGACAGAATATAACCAATGTGTTAACAGACAAACAAAACTCCTTAACGAACTTAAAGAAAAAAGAAGTCAGAGGATGAGTAAGATTCTGCAGGAGTCAGCTTCCATATTAAACCTCGTTGAGCTTTGGAAAGATGAAGAGTCTCGTAACAAAATGATTAAGATCGCCGAGATCAGGAAGAAAAATGTTTCAAATGAAATAGAGAGGCTATCTTCCATGGAGGAGATAAAATCAAGAATCATGGGGATAAGCGAAGAGGAGGTTTTAAATGGTTAACTGCGCTATTTGCAATAAAGAATTTAAAGCGGATAAAAATCTTCATTTTCACATAAAGGCTCATAAACTGTCCATAAGTGAGTATTACCAATCTCAGTTTCCCCGTTATGATCTTTACGATAAGAAAATAATAAAGTTTAAAAATAAAGATCAATATCTCTCTGCAGACTTCAACAATAAAGGAAACCTTAAAAAGTGGCTAAAGAAGGCTCCCCTTGAAACAGCTAAAAGATATTGTAAGGCGCTCCTTACCAAACGTAAAAGAGAGAAGGAGTTGAGATATACCCCTACTGAAGTAGAGCTGAGAACCTTAATGGTTCCTCCTATTCCTTATTACCAATTAATGTTTGGAGACTATTACGCTTTGTGCGAAGAGATAGGTTTTGAAAATAAATTTTCTATTTTTCCAAAAAAGTCTCGAGCTAAAGAAAGGTTTTCGGAAGACCATGTTATCTACATAGACTCTCGTGAACAAAAGCCTCTCAGAATAGAAGATTTTCCCACTGAGGTAAAAGGGTTAAAGTTTGGAGATTACTGCCTTAACGATAAAAAGAAAACGGGCAATTGCTATATAGAAAGAAAATCGGTTCCGGATTTAATAGGAACATTAAGTTCAGGTCTTGAAAGATTCGAGAGGGAAATAGAGAGAGCCGCCGAAGAAAAAGCTTATTTAGTGATTTTAGTTGAGAGAAAAATGGATGACTGTTTAGCGTTCAATAAATTACGTCATGTTTACAAAAAAAACACCAGAGTTACTCCGGATTTTATTTTTCACAACGTAAGGTATTTAATTCAGAAGTTTCCTCATATACAATTTTTATTTGTTAAAGGGAGAGAAGAATGCGTAAGAGTAGTGAAGAGAATATTATTAACAAGTATTCCACAGAAGAAATTCGATTTACAGTTAGCTTACGACTTGGATTTGTTGTGATATGTGGTATTGCCCCGAAAAGTATAAAAGACCCATTCCAAATTTAAATGAAGAATTGCTTGATTTAAAAGGGGAGTTGCCGGATAGACAGGCTAAAATCACATTAGCTAAGTTTATGCGCTCTAACTTAGGTTTTACCACTGAATTACTTTCTGGGATTAAGCTCGCCTTATACCAAGAGATAACTCTTAAAGCTTTTTTTAACCGTAACTTTAGCATGTGCGTATGGGGACGTGGTTGTGGTAAAAGTTTTATAGCAGCCGTTTATTGCTTCTTACAATGCGTATTCGAGCCCAGAACTAAAATCCTTATCGCTGGGCCAACTTTTCGTACGGCTAGATTCATTTTTAACAACTTGGAAAAGATAGTGGAGTCTAAAGAGGCCCAAATGTTAGCTCACGCTTTCGGCGCTAAGTCTAAACGTAATGATCAATTCGAATGGAAGATTAACGAAGGGACTATAACTGCAATTCCTTTAAGTGGAGAAAAGATTCGTGGTTTTCGTGCTAACGTTTTGGTTCTGGACGAATTTTTACTGCTTCCCGAAGACACTATCAAAACTGTTCTAATGCCTTTTTTGGTGGCTCCGCAGGACATGGCAGAGAGAATAAAAATCAGAGAGATGGAGGATGATCTTATCTCGAAGGGCGAAATGAAGGAGGAAGATCGTATTGTATTTGAAAATAATTCAAAGATGATCGCTCTTTCTTCCGCCAGCTTCAGTTTTGAAAACCTTTATAAAACCTACAAGGAATGGATGAATAATATCTACTCCGAGGACATTCAACAGTCTAATTATTTTATTTCCCAAATGGCTTTTGATTCTATTCCCTCAGATATGATAGATAGTACGGTTATTGAAGAAGCTCAGTCGGGAGGATCTTCTAACTCTTCTTTTCAGCGGGAATATTGCGCTCAGTTCACTGACGGAAGCGATAGCTATTTTAGCGCCAAGAAAATGCACGATTGCACTATCCCCGATGGAGAAAAACAACATACTTTAATCAAGGGGGAAAAAGATAAGGAATATATCTTAGGGATTGACCCTAGTTTTAGTAATAGCCCTAGCTCTGATTATTTTGCCATGTCTGTTTTAGAGCTGGATGAGGAAAAAGGGAACGAGTCTACCCTTGTTCATGCTTATGCGGTTGCCGGAGGGGATCTTAAAGACCACATAAAATACCTTCATTATCTGGTGACTCACTTCAATTTCTCAATGATTATAATTGATAATGCTGGATATCAATTTCTAGATAGCGCCAATGAATCCGAGCTTTTTCGAGACTCTATTTT